TCCTATCTTCCATATATCCCCACACGTCGGACGCAGTTATCTCGGATTCATCTTCTTCACGGAGAGTAAATAAATCACCAATCGATGGTGAATGTACGATTGGATCGAAAAATCTACCGGTTTGGGACGGTTCGAACAATAAGTCCTTCATTATATCGGACGCTTTCACTTCCTTAATTTCTTCTTTAAACAGTTTTATTTTCAAAGCATAATCGATTAAAAAATACAAATATAAACCAATTAAAGTTGTTAGTATTAATACTATGAACATTTAATACTAATACATTTTTTAATTTTCCTCCTCCTCGTGAATCGTGTTTCTCTCCTTTCGTCTCTGTTCAATCTCTTCCGCTACGATGGTGTCAGCCTTCTTCACGAGTTCTTCCATCGGGGTGTCCGGTTCTTCGCGTTTCAGGCGCTCCAAGACTTCCGCTGGGTGACTGATGGGAGGTTCATCGGGCTTGTTGTAATACTTGGAGTTCTCGTCACCCGGCTTATTGAAGATCGATTCACCTCCGACCTTGACGGTCTTCATGTCGCTCTTCCTTTCTTCGAACATTTTGGCCGCCAAGGCTTGATTTTGCTTGTATCCTGACATAAGTTCCTCCAATTTTTCATTCGTGTAATGCGCGTCTTCTATCTTTGATGGATCGGGTGGAATCAAAAGCCATTTGTACATGTCCACCACGTAAATGTCGAACGTCGCATCTTCCGATTGAAGACGTTTCGCGTGTTTGGCCGCCTCGTCTCGCGTGGCAAATGCTCCCCTGATTTTAATCCCAAATTTATCATTCTTTTGTGGTGCTTCGGGTCCAACAACTGAAAGGCAAGCGAACAATTGTCCCGGGACGGTTGTGTAATCTTGTTCTAGAGACATTATGTTTTTTGTATGTCTCAATGCTTTAAATAACCTAAGTGAATTAAAGTTTCAAAGATTATATAAAATATGGAAGCAATCAGGAGATTCCACAACGATGAGAAGCGTAGGCTCATCGATCGCGTATCGCGACCCAACGACGATGTGCTCGATGTGGGTTGCGGTTTTGGGGGTGATCTTCAGAAGTGGCGTCGAGTGGGGGTTGTTCTGACCATGTGCGAACCCGACGCGGACGCGCTTCAGGAGGCTAAAAACCGCGCGAGAGGATTAAATTACAGAGTTAATTTTTATAGAGGGGACATAAGCGCGTGCCCGAACAAACAATACGATATCGTGTGCTATAACTTTTCGCTTCATTACGCGTTTCGATCCCACAATTTATTTTTCCGTACGATGAACGAGATCAAGAAGCGTATTAAACCCGGTGGCATTCTCACTGGCATAATCCCGGACTCTGAGCAGATCATGTTTAAAACACCTCTGATAGACGACGATGGCAACTTTTTCGAGATGCGTGAGACGAGTGACGGAAAGTTCGGAGAGATGTTACACGTATATTTAGTAGACACGCCGTACTACGCAGACGGTCCAAAGACCGAGCCTATAGCACACAAAGACATGTTGGTGACTTTTTTGGAAAACAATGGATTCTCACTGGAGTGTTGGGAACCACTCAGAGGAAATCGTATTTCACAAATGTATAGTAAATTTATATTCGTATATATAAAATGATAGTCTTATTAGTCTTATTAATAGTTGATGTATTAGTTTTTTTAAATACTAAAATAGATGATAGACTAAAGGAAGTCAAATTACGATACAAAAAGCTCAGAGAACATTTGAAGTCGACGAATGAACCCGAATTTCGTGCGCTTCATAAAGAAATCCCAATCATCGCTCATTACAACATGTACAACGGTGCAATAGGATATAACGCCGACAAGGGTACGGAGATTGGATTGTGCATAGACGGAACCGTCAACGATATTTTTCACGTCTTGTTGCATGAATTGGCACATTGCACGGTCGAGGAGTACTCTCATAGCAAACTTTTTTGGCGGAGATTCGATCAACTAAAAGAGAAGGCGAAATCAATTGGCGTATATGAAAAAATATCCAGGAAGAAACCATTTTGTGGACGGCATATAATGGATAAATAAATTTATATGTATATTATAAATGACTGAAATTTCTTACGGTAATATTGCTTTATCGCTTGCTTCTTGGGTATTTATGTACATCGGGTTAGTTATTATGCGTTTTGAAACTCATCATTGGGTGAATACACTCATGCTGTCGGCGGTGTTTCCAATGTATATTTGGTACATGTCTAAAAATAACATCGTGGGTATCATATCACAGGGTTCCATGTTGGCGATGATCATAGGAAGCACTCTTTTCATGACGTTATTATTAGAGGCATGGCGCAATTCTGAATATGCCAAATCTTTAAAAAAGTATATGAAGGAATATGGTAAAAACCCCAAAGATACCGCGGTGGCATCGTTTGCTATTGCTGTCAGTATAGCGGTGGGCACGTTAGTGTCTTATCTCGTCACTAAGAATAGTTTCATCGAAGCTTAAACGTAACGTTTAGCAAAGTAAAAGATTACCGCCGCGACCAGACCGGTGACGGCGAGACCCACCATGCTGCGATTTCCTTGGGCGTTCAGAAACTTGGGAACACTGCCCGCTAGTTTCTCCTGAACTGGCTTACTGATTGCCACGGCCGTGCAGAGAGCGACGACGAGCGCTTGCATCTGCTCGTCCGTGAGATTCATGGGATTGCTCTTCTTGGTCGGTGTTTCGTTACCGGATACTTGTGGAGATCTCACCATTTGCGGAACCTGTTGCTGTTGCTGTTGCATCATCGCCATCATGGGTGGCTCGGACATCTCTTGGGGCCCCATAACATCTGTGATTAAAGTGGAATCCATCGTTTCTTTATTTTCATTCACATTTTTTTCTGCCACAAAATTCGTGGATGGATTATCTTTTAACGAGACCATACCGTCATCCGCTTCAGACAAATTTAAAGTACGTACGTCGGACATATATTGTAAAAATACATTTTTTAGATACTACGATTTCGCGTGTTATTTTCTTGCGAATCGCCTTCATAGGTACAGTAAAAGATGGTGATTCACAAGAACACGTGGCTCAGTTGAAACAAGACATATACATTGTGGAAAATAATAGCACGGACGATACGAAGAATATCTTACTTTCCCTGAAGTCAGTCCTTTAGCTTATATCAGACAAGGGTCTAGAAGCTGTCTTAAACTCCGGTTTACCCTACGACTATATATGCCCTGTTGATTTAGATTTTCTCCTGGTAATTATGAATCACTTCATGGAAACGAATAAAGACGTCGACGGCATGTCATATGTTTCCTTACGATGTCGGTGCTGTTAATCCATACTATAAATTACCACTGATTATTTCTGCTTCGTGATTTTTAATTGCGACGATTTTACTTTTGAAGTGACTTTCCCACCGGAAGGATTGAACATTTTCCGGTGAGTCTGCCAGTATTCCGGCGCGCCAACTTTAAAATTCTTTCGAAGGGTCGCTTTGTACCAAAATACACAGTCCTCGATTTTATTACTCTTCGATGTATTGTCCAACACGATGCACTCAAAATTTTCGGTGCAGGCGTCCATCACTTTATTGAACATATCGAAGGATGGAAAAATTCCGAAGAACGCCTTGTATATCTTCTCTCGATTCTGAATGATGTTTTCCCTGAGGACGAACACGTAGTCCACGTTGGTGCGAAGCGCCGGTGGAAGATCCATGCAGTACTGCATGGTGAGCATGAAAAATATTTTCCAGTGTCTGCCGTTCATGAAACACTGACGTATGCACGTGTCCCTCATGAACTTCGTATCGTACATGCAGTCGTCCAAAAGTAAAAAGGCGCCACAATTTTTCCTCCCGGCGCCAATCAACTTTCTCTGTCTATCCATGACTCTTTCTATAGCTTCTTTGTCGTAGTCGCCATATATGAAAAGATCCGGAACGAACTGTTGATAGTAATGGTTTCCCTCCTCGGTTCCGGATTGAACTATTCCGGCTGGTAAATGTTTTTTATGATATAAAATATCCGTGACCAGCGTGGACTTGCCGGTATTTCTCTTTCCGATAAAAACACACACCCTGTCGTCGGCCATAACAGCGGGGTTAAACTTTCTTAGTTTTAAATCCATCTATTATAATGCCCTGTTTTATTTAATAAAATTTTACTCGTATGTAAATAAGAATGGCAGGAAGTATACGTCTCGCCGTTACGGGTGTTCAAGATCAGTGGCTCACCGGAGAACCACAGTTTTCTTATTTCATCATGAATTACAAACGCCACACAAAGTTCGCCACGGAGAATGTGGAGTTTCCGTTCGTTGTCCAAACTCGACAGGGGGGAAGACAACCTGAATTTGGAAACTCTATCACCGCTAGAATTCCGAATAACGCCGGAGATTTGTTGAGAAGCGTCGTGCTCAAGGTGACCCTGGATCCCCTTTTACACTCGAATGTGTACAACACGTCAATAGGCACGAGAATCATAGATTACGCGGATCTCATAATAGGTGGTCAAACCGTGGAACGACTCACCGGCGAATACATTTACATGTACGATCAATTACACAATAACATAGACGACACTTTACAAACGTTGTATTTCATGACGGGGCACAATAATACTTCGAGTTTCTCCAAACCGTACACATTTTACGTGAATCTTCCCTTTTATTTTTTCAGGCATCCCAGCCTATCCATACCGGTGTGCGCCATCACTAAACAATTGGTTGAATTTCGTATAAAATTTAAATCGAGCGATTACAAAATAAGTTACGAATACAACTCGGTCACGAGTGAGCTGACGCCCACCGCGGATGGAAGTATATCGTCGGCGTCGTTACTGGTGGATTTTTACTACGTGACGGACGACGAGAAGAATTTTTTACTCACGAGACCGATTGAATATCTGATAACTCAACTTCAACGCGCCACGATACCATTAAGACCGAACGAATATAAACGATCGGTCATGACCGATTTTAAACATCCCGTGAAAGAGTTATATTTCATGGCCAGGGTGGAGGAGAAAAACGGAGTCGAAACGATAACCACGACAGATAGCAGTCTTTTTAGATCGGATGAGATGAATATTCGTTCGGATGTCAGATTCATCAAAAACATATCTTACGAGTTTAACGGTACACCAATTTTCAGTCACGAGAGACTTCAACTCGCCTATCAACAGTCGTTGGATCATCACACAGGGTGTCCATCACCGGCTTATGAATTCTACACGTACTCTTTCGCTCTTTATCCAGAAGTCTATTATCCGACTGGACAGGTCAACATGAGTCGCATCAGACACCAAAAACTCGACATAGAGATGGAGGAGACGGGACGAAATAACGATATTCACGTGAACGTATACGCAGTTAATTATAACGTGTTGCACGTGGAGAGTGGTTTAGCTGGTTTAAAATTTTAG